GCCATGAAGTCCGCGGTCATCATGGTCTCAAACACTTCACGGGGCGCAGCGCCTTGGAGCCATGCGTTCCAAGCAAACCACAAGTGAACGAAGGACCACAGCAAGATCACCCAGTAGGTCACCACGGGTCGCACGGAAGCCGACAGGGAAGCGGCCCAACCGCCTGCAGCCTTGGCCATCTCGGCCTGCTGATTGATGGCTGCGTTGAAGGCATCCATCACGCCTACATCAATCGCCGCATCTCTTGCAGCGCCGATCTCGGCCAGTTTCTGCTGACCCCGGATCTGTTCTAGGTCGCACTGGCGTTGGAACATCAGAAGTTCATGCTGACGCTCATTCTTCTTGTCGAAGAACTTCAGAACCTCTGGCGCAAGACGAAAAATGCCCCCCAGGAGGGAGCCGAAGATGCCGCCGCTAAGTAGTTCCAACATTACTTGTTCCCCTTGGCAATACGCTCGCGTTCCTCAAGCAGCCTGACCTTGACCTGAAGATCGTTGATGTGCGTCATCAGTTGCTCTTTCAGGATCGCCCTGCGTTCTGCGCTAATCGGGCTGTCGGTGGGAACGCCTTCCTTGGTGATCAGGGCGGGCATCTGTCCCTCAATCTTGGTCAGACGCTCAGAGAAGGATGCCACTTGACCTAGAAGCCAAGCAAGCGCAGCCACCACGATAGGGATGACTGCCTTGAGTACGTCTGACCACGCCATGACTACTCCCTTGACGCCGTTACGGTGTCGTCGCCCTTGCTGACCGTGACCTTGTCGCCCTGAACAGTCACCTTCATGGGCTGCTCAGGCTTGTCCAGGCGGTCCAACTTGTCGATCAGGTGCTTGATCACCTCAAACTCGGGCTTCTCCTGCTTCGGATTGGCTCCGGCGATGCCGTTGAGCATGGAGATCAAGGCTGTGAGGGCAGCGCCCAGGAGACCCATCACCGCGGCGATCTTCTCGTTCTCAAGGACGATAGAAGCACCGACCCCGATCACCACGATGGCCGTGATATAGGCAAGACCATGCTTGCCGATGGCCTTCCCGGCAACTTCCTTGGCTGTACTCTCGGCCTCAAGGCGGTTAAGTTCCGCCTTGGCCTGAGCCTTGAAGATGGCCAGTTCCTGGGCGTCCATCATGCGCTCTTGTGAAAGAAGTGGGAAACATATCCCACAACTGTAGAGACCGCGGAGACGAACACCATCCCGGCCCAGAAGCCGCCCTTGCCTTGATTGGCGAGGCCGACCAACTGATCCAGTTGGTGTTCCATCTTGTCCATCTTCTTGCTCATGTCATCGAAGCGACGCTCGTAGTCCTGGACTTTCTGCCACAGGACTCCATAGCGGACTGGATCGATCTCCGCGCTCATGATCAGTCGAAACCTCTCAAAGTCTTAGCCAAGGTCTTGCGCTTCTTCATCAAGGGAGAGTCAGACTCCTTCACAGACAACTTCTTGGCCGGGATCTTCTTCCCTTCCTTGACGCCCAAAGCCTCTCGCAAGGCCCCAGGCTTAGATATCGCCTTCTGGATCCACTTCTCAGCCATTTTCCTGCTCCTTGGGTGGTTGCGGGGGCTTGGCGGCCTCTTTCAGGCCGTCAATGAGTTGGAAGACCTCTTGGTAAGGCTTGGTGGCCAAGTAACCAATGATCTGGTTAGCAAGTTCAATAGGTACTCGAAGTTCCATGCTCACTCCGGCTGAGTGGGCCACTGAACGTCCCAAGGAAACCCGGCTTGTGCGGTGATGTCGCGCAAGGCTTGGCGATAAGTCGACCACGCCTGCTGCTGTTCAACGGTCATCGAATTCCATCGATCAGGCAATACATTGATGTCTGAAGCAATAAGCAACTGATCGCGTTGCGCCCTTACTTTTGCTGCTTCACCTTCAGTATCAGGAGGAGGTGGTAGTGGTGTGTTGCCATCAAACACCCATCCAATGTCAACACCGGAAGAGCATTCAACCCAACCTTGAGACTGTGCATATTCAGGATCGGCAACCGCAATGTTTGCCACCTTGCCATCTTTGATGATTGCGTATCTCATGTTTTTCCCTTACCAAGTATAGACACGGCAGTATCCATTACCACCATTACCGCCTGCGCCGCTGTCGTTCGCGCCTGAGTAACCGCCTCCGCCACCACCCGCAGCAACTCCTCCTGCGCCTCCTGCGCCTCCGACGGTTACGCTATCTGCTGCGCCACCGCCGCCTCCGAATCTAAATGTAGAGCCTGCTGATCCTGGGCCTCCAACGCTACCGCCGCTTCCGCCGCCGCCGCTTGCTCCTGTAATCGAACCTCCCGCTCCTCCTGCGCCGCTACTAGAGCCACCGCCTCCACCGCCACCCGCTCCGCCTTGATACGAGCAGCCTCCTTCTTGTCCGGCCCCGCTTGTTGGAGAGCCTCCGCCACCTCCACCACCAAATCCAGAAGAGGCACCAGCAAAATTCGGTGATACGGTATTTACGCCGCCGAATTGGCCGGTTTGATATCCTGATGATGCATAGTTTCGGGGGTCTCCTGAAGAATTTAGAACACCGCCGCCTCTGGAACCGGCTCTAACGGCTGTAGCGCCTCCCTCACCTTGATCGCCCCCATAGGCATACAGTTTTGTTCCAAAATTACTCGCGCCCCCGGATGTACCATTATTCCCATTTGCGCTTAAAACTCCCGTTCCTCCAGTTCCGCCTGCTCCAATCGTGATGCTTTCAGTTGCGCTTAGATCAGATGCTTTGAACAAACGATAAGCATACGCACCGCCAGCACCGGCAGAACCACCAGAACGAGTTCCTCCGCTACCACCACTGCCGCCACCGCCACCTGCACCCCACACCTCAACCAACACAAAGGTAGCGCCGGAAGGTTTTGTCCAAGTGCCAGAAGAAGTAAACTCTTGGAAATTAGCACTTCCGCCAGATGCGGCAATGGTGATAGAACCAGAGCCGTTGGTAATAGTTACCCCAGAGCCTGCTGTCAGCGTTGCTTTGGTAAGCGTATTGCCCGTGCTGTTGCCAATCAACAGTTGTCCGTCCGTATAGGTGGTTTGTCCAGTACCACCATTAGCGACCGGAAGCGTGCCGGTGACGCCTGTAGACAGGCTGACGTTGGTGATCGTGTTGCTCGCCCCGCTGATGGTTTTGTTAGACAGCGTGTTGGTGCTACTGGCCGTCAGGACGTTGGTGGGCGTGATGATGTTGGAAAGGTTTGCCATGTCTTACTCCGGCTGAGTGGGCCACTGCACTGTCCAGGGGAACCCGGCTTGCGAGGTGATGTCCCGCAGTGCCTGACGGTACGCTGCCATATCAAAGTTCTGAGGCGTATTTGACTCCAAAGCCTTGATGACCGTCCAGTCCGTGTCCTTGAGTTTTTGGCTGCGCTGCTCGCGCACAGCCTTGGCTTGCTCGGCGTCCTTCTGAGCCTTGTAGGCGGCTTCCTGCTCGGCAGCAGTGGCTTCGGCTGTGTCCGTGAAGATCGGGCCAAGAACGTGCTTGGTGAACCACTTACCGTCAATCTGCTCCACGCCTTGACGCATGGAGAACTGATAGACCGTACCTCCGATCGCTTATGGGCCTTCAAAGACCACATCAGCGCCAAGCGCCTCTAGCACCTCGTCCGTGGTGCGATCCCATGACGGGCCACCGTTGTCCCGCGCCCAACGCCGGAGTTCATCCTCCAACATCACTTGGCCAGTGGCCCTGATTCTGATTTCCATGATTGCTCCTTATGCGATGGCGAGGTGGTTTCCGTAACTAAAACCAAACTTGTTGTGCCGCGCTCGCCATTCAACAGTTGGCTTCTTCATTCCTAGTGCTGCCGCCGCAGCCTTGGCGGTTGGGAAGAACCCTTGCGGGGTCGTCACTCCAATCGCGTTGTAGTGGTTTGCGCCACCAATAGCAGCACTCATTTTCGCCTTGACTTCAGGCCGGTGCATAGGGTTGCGGTCGCCAACTGCCCAAGGTTTCGGCTTGCCAATAAGTGCCTCAGACTTCTTGAGGCGCGTTACAAGGCTATCCACTTTCCCGACATTTCCATCGCGCACGTTGTCCTCGTTAGTGCCGCAGAACACGTTGTCAATGCTGTACGGGCCGATGTCGCCATGACGCCTCATGCAGTATTTGCCGCGACCACGACCACGCTGCTCCCACTTGCCAGTGGCTATCCACCAGTCGCGCCACTGCTCAAAGGTAAACAGAAACTCCACGCCTCGCGTCTTGGCGTTGCTCTTGTGTTGCGTATACGCCTTGAGATAAAGGTTTGTGTGTGCCATGTTTACGAAATTGCAAGGAACACGAAGGTCCCGCCGTTTGCGTTCAACGCCGCCGGTGCTGCTGCGGTGACTTGG